GGGTCCGAAACGCGGCGTCGCTCTCCGCGTCAAGGCCGCCGGTCATGGCCAGTGCGTTGGTGACCGTATCCACGCCGGCCACTGCCGAACTCAACACCGCGATCGCGCCGGGCTGCACATTGCCCGCACTACCCGCCACGTTCGCGGCAACCGCCACCGTCACGCTGGCAACACCGGCCGCGAGATCATACCCATCGGACGCGGCGTTGAACGCCGGATTGGTCGCCGCCGCAATCACCGTGAAACTCTGCGTGTTATCGGCGGTAGAAACATCCGTGCCGACCGGGATGAAGGCCGCCGCACTCGGCGTGAAGCGGGAAAACGTCACCGCCCCCGTCGCCGCCACCGCCGGCAGCCGGTAAAATCCAAAATCCGCGCCGAACGTGTCGCAATCGCTGCCGCTACTCGTCGCGAGCCGCGTCGTCGCCAACACCTGCACGATCAACCATTGCAGCCACAGCGCCAGCGACGCATTGGCCTCCAGAATCGCCCGCAGCACCGACCCGACGGTCAGATCCAGCAGGCTCTGCGCGGTACCCTGCACGGCCGCGGCCATGTTCTCCACCAAGGTGGAAAAATTCTGCAACGATAATTGCATGAAACCCTAAACCGAAAAAGAGAGAAGGCTGGTCTGCCCGGTTCTGGCGTCGGCATAACGGATCGTCAGCGTCACGGTGCCGTCGCTCGCCGCCGTGGTGGTAATCGCCGGCGCCGGCGTCGCCGCCACCGCCGCCTCCAAAAGCATCTGCGACCGCGCGGCACCGGCAATCGCCGCCTGCCCGCCAGGCTGACCGACGAACTGCCCGAGCCCGGCCCCATAGCTGAGCTGCCAGATATAGTCGCCGGCATTGGTCAGAAGCCGCCGCAGCACCCGCTGCTCGGTCAACGTCGAGCCGTCGGACACCGCGAGATCTCCGGTCACGCCAAGCGATAGATCACCGCCGAACTGCAGCGCCAAATCAGCCATCAAACGGTCACCGAAGGCAGGCCGGTCTCACCGCCCTGTGGGTCGCCGTGCACATGCGTATCATGGGCGTTGCGTAGCGCTGCAACCGTCCCATGCGCGCCATTTTGATCTGAGATATCACCGCTAACAACCAAATTTCCGGTCACATTCACGGTCGGCGCCAGCAAATCTATCGTACCGTCATTGCGCAATTTCAGAAAACTCCCGGTCCGATGCTGCAGCCACAACTCACCCGCCGGCGTGCCCATCGGCTTATCCACCGCGGACCACACGCACCCGACGACGACGCCCTGCTCGGAATCGCCCTCTTGGGCGATCACCAGGACCTGATCTCCCGGCGTCAACGGTGCCGCCAATCCCCAGCCGGCACCCACCCAGGCGGATAGCACGGGCAGCCAGCCGCTCAGCACGTTCTCCGGCTGGATCAGCACTTTTGCCGCATAGGCGCTAGGATCGAAACTGGACACCAGCCCAAACCGCGCCACGCCGCCCATCCCGTCCAAACCACCGGCCCGCGCCTTCACCGCATTCCAAAAGCGGTCCATGTCAGGCCGCCACCGCATAGGCGCGCACGCTCTGGGTAAATCCCGTCCGCGCATCCAGCGACCGCGTCACCGCTTCAACCGCATAGGCCCGATCCAGCACCGATTCTGTTCCGCTCAGCAAAATCTGCGACGTCGGAGTAAGAACCAGGTCCCCCGGCATCGTCCCCGTCAGAATCATCGCATGTTGCCCCAGGATCGTCAGATGATTCACCGCCATGGTCGCAGCCTGCGCGGCCGTCAGGTTCGGGCGGATCACCGTCGTTGCAAGGCCCCCGCCTGTCCCGGCCGCCGCGGCATTAACGGTCTTGTTCCGGCTGTTCCAGGATTTCACCGTCGCCATCGTCGGTAACGTCGTCGCCGTATCCAACGAGAGCGAGATGAAATCCTGCACCCGATAGAACACCGGAACCGGCACCGCCGGCGGCCCGAAATTCAACACGCTGCCGCTGACGGACAAGGCAAAGTTCTCTGTCAATGCCAGCCAGGTCAGCAGATTCCATTCCGTCGTCGCCCGTGCGCCCGCCCCCAGCGCATTCCGCGCATGGTCCAGCTCATAGTACTGTCCAACCTGAACCTGCGTCGCCGTGATGTTCGGGCTCAGCCCACGCCGCGCCGCGATCGTCATCGCAATCTGGCTCGACGTCTGGTTCGCAAACGTCTCCGCAATCTCGCTGTCGATCATTTGCGCAGACAAATCCCGTCCGCTAAGCGTCGCCGTATTCTCCAGCAGATCGATCCGGATATTATCAATCTGCCCGATCAGCATCGTCACCAAACCCGCCCCGCCAAGTGCGAGCCCGATCGTAATCGTCTGCCGCCCAAGACCGGCAAAGAATGCCAGTGGCGTCTGCGCGCCGGCACCGATCGCAAACACAATCAAAAACCGGTCCGCGGAAAAATAACCCAGGCTCTCGATCTCCAGCGCTACCACGCCCGGAACCGGAACCCCATCCACAATCACCTGCACCTGCGGCTGGTTAACTGGCAATCCCGCCTCCCGCCGCCGCATTCACGGGCGGGATCGTCAACGTCACCACGCCGTTGAGCACCGGATCGCTCAAGTTATTCGCCTGCGCGATCCTGATCCACTGCGTCGCGTCATTCAAATACTTCGCCGCCAGCGCATACAAGTTTCCGCCGGCGACCGTTATTACCTGAACGCTCACAACAATTGCCCCGCCAAATTGCCAGCGGCCCGTCCAACGTAACCGCTCATGTCAGACAACGCCGCCAGCGACTCAGACGCGCCGGAAATCTGATTTACCGCCCTAATCCCCGTCGCCGCATCCGCCGCATTCGCCAGCGCCGTGACGCCCCCGTTCAGGGTAACACCGGTACTTGCAATCCCTGCCAAGATAACCCCCTGCGCCGCCACCAGCCCATCCGCCGTCGGATTGGTCAATCCACTCAAAGAAATTCCCGCCTGTCCAAGCAGCGATGACACCACGGCAAGGTCGTTGCTGATCAGATAAGCCGCCGGCGCAGCGTCGGTCTCGACATCATCGGTCGCAACCACGCAACGGATCGCGAACGGAATCCACCATGATTTTTCATAATCCGCGGCGAATTCGGCAATCACGACGTTATAGTAAAACTGGTCCCAGCTCAGCGTCAGCACGTCCCCCGCGGCCCGCGCCACGTCCAGGCTCTGCGCCCGCTCGGTCGCATCTTCACCTGCAAAAATACCACTAAACAGGATCTCGCCATCATCCTGCCCAAGCACATCAACGACGCGCCCACCGCCAATCAGCGCCTGCACCGCCAGGCGCTGTGAACCCCCGTAGGCAATCTTCTCCGGCACCTCGAAATCCTGGAACGTTACCGCGCCCAGAGTCAGAACCACGTTGCTCATCGCCGGACCGCCTATACGCCGAGGTTGTTCACGATCAGCTTGTTCATCCCGCTGCCACCATCGGAAATTCCGGTAATCGTCAAACCAAGAAACATATTATCGGTGATCAGATAATGATCGGAATTGCCGGGCCAGATCAGTACGCCGCAGGTCTGCGTCGGTACCGCCTGGTCGTCAACAAACCGGTTTCCGGTGACCGCAAACCCACCGCACCCGGCCGGCAGGGCCAGCCCCGCACCTTCAAAATTCAAATGACTGCCAGGAAAACCTTGCCCGCAATTCTTCACCGTATTGCCGGTGAACGTATAGCCGCTGCCGCTATCGACACAGATGCCGAAAAACTTCTGGTTCGCCACAACGTTGCCGACCACCGAAATGTCTACCCCGTTCAGCTCGATACCGCCCGACACGATCGAGTTGCCCTGCTCAACGACGTTATTCTCGATCAGCCCATCCCGCGTCACACCGCCATTGTTATAAACCGCAATCTGCCCGCCCCCATCGCTCACAAACGCATGGCAGTTGGACACGTAATTGCCCGACACCCGAAACCCCACCCCGCCGATCCCAATGGCATCAATCCCGGTCCCGCTGATCGTATTGCTTTCAATCACCACGCCTGTGTTATTCGCGACCGCCCAGATTCCGTATCCCTGCTCCTGCGCCGGCACCGTCCCCAGCCCGGTAATCGTACACCCTCGAACCACGCAACGGTCGCCCGCCACCGCGATCCCGATATACCCCGTGCCCACCACCTGCACCGTCTCAATCACGCTGCCCGCCCCGGAAATCTCGATCTCAGCGCCATTGCTCTGAATCGTGGCTCCTTCACCGTTGATCGTCAGGCCGGACACATAACTTCCGGCGCCAGACAAGTTGATCAGTCCGCCGGTAAACCCCTTCCGCAACAAAACCGCGTTCTCGCTCTCGCCAATCAGCGTTAGCGCCGCGGCAGACGCCAATTGCCCGGAAATCACATACTGCCCATCCGGAACATAAACCGCCCCCAAACGCGCCCCCGCCGCCGCAATGGCTTTCTGGAACGCAGCCGTATCATCCGTCACGCCATCCCCCACCGCGCCATAGCCAACCACGTTATGAGGACTGCCAATCAAAGCCGCCAAAGCCGACATCAGGTTACTCCCCAGAGCAATATGGCTTGAAGTCGAGTCGCGTCACGCAAAGGCGTGCCTCGCACGACGCGACCCGACCGAGCCATGAAATTGCTGACAAATTATGACGAGAGCAATTTTGCTTGCCCAAATCAGAGTAGAGCGCGTTCACCTTGGGTTAGCGCGCTCTACTTCGCGCCGGACCAGCATCGTTGTCCCGACCAGCGCAAAAGTGCGGCCGGCGAAGGCCGCGGGACCACCCCGCCACCCTTGCCTCGAAAAATCCAGATTCCTTCGTCCGATTCAGCCCGGCAGCTTCTGCCCCGCCCAGGCGGGGGTCAGGCGCGGATCGAACCCCGTGGCGCCGGACGGCGGCAGACGCCCCTGCCGGTCGAGAAGTTCCATCAGCGCCCGGCTCATCCTTTGCTCGTCCACGGCCCCTAAGTTGCGGTCAAGCCTGGTATTCGGTCTCGCCGCCGCGGCAGCATCGGGTTTTCCGATCGTTTTCGCAATGGACGAAGGCTCGACCGGCGGGCGGGCGCGGGCGGACAGAGTGGCTTCGGAGAACGCGCGGTCTCCTTCTCCCTCCGAAGGCGAACTCGATGGCTCAGCGAACCGCCGGATCGGCGCAACGCTCGGCAACGAATGATCGGCAGCGACCCAGGAGCCTGAGAAAATTGATAAATCAGGTTTACGGCCCCGCGTCGAAGCCTGATGATGCCTTGCGTTATTCATCGCTTTCCGGACCGTATCTTGAAAGCCGCCAGGGTCACTGGCGGCATTCGGCATGGAAGCGCCTTCATGGCTTTGAAAAACGGCAAAAAGCGGCAATCCGCTGCCAACACTGGCCAAAGCGCGCGGGAGACCGCCAGGTCCCGGATAACGCAAACCGGAGGAAGGCGGATCGTTTGCCTGCTTCAAGCCGGCCGGCGCCATGATCGGCATCGGCAGATCCGGCATGGCCTCCATGAATATTGCGTGCGCATTGTCGCCGCCCGCATGTCGTTCGCACCTCCACGCGCTCTTTTTCGTGCGTTTCGTGGTCCGGATCGGCGCGACCGGGCCTGGCGGCACGCGGATGTCATGAAGCACCGCCTTATGAAACCCGGACAGTTGCGCGGATCTCACGCCGGCCTCGAAATCCGTCGCATCGCCGGCATCCATCCCGAACGGTCCATCCGGCCGCCTGTGGTGTACGCCATGGCCGTGGTTCGGCCGGCGCAGTATCAAATCAATCCCGTTTCTCACGGCATTCATAAATCTGTCTATTTCATATTCCCCGGTGTTTAACGCCCCTGCACCTATCTCGGCATCTTTATCCGGCAG